GTTCGGTGCTGGGCAGTCGATCACTCGCGAAGATTACCAAGGTGATCCGGATCTGATTGTACCGAGCGCGGATCCTTCCATCACTTCTGAACAGGCCCGGCTACAGCGTGCTATTGCTGTACGGCAAGCTGCGTACTCCGCTCCTGGGTACGACCTGGAAAAGGTCGAGCGCGAATATCTGAAGGCGATGCAAGTTGAAGGCATCGATATGTTGTATCCAGGTCCGGGCAAGGTACCCCCACTCCCGAATCCGAAAATGGCTATCGAAGAGAAAAGACTCGAAGCCAAAAAGATGCAAATTCAAGCCGATGTTCAGCTTCGAATTGCCGAAATGCAAGAGCAACGGCAGCTCAATGCGGCTAAGATTCTGGAACTTCAAGCCAAGGCAGCTAAGGAACTCGCTGAAGCTGGTGGTATTCAGACAGGACACCAAATCGCTGCTTTTGAGGCGGCAATGGGTGCCCTGAAACACAACGACACTACGTTGTTGAAAATCATCGAAATGATGCAGAAAGGAATTACAGATGACAACACAGCAGCTTCCGACACAGGAAGAGTTTGAAGCATGGCTGGATCATCCTATAACAAGGATGATGAAAGCTTGGGCTGAAAAGCGCAAGTCGGATCTCAAGGACCAATGGGCGGCAGGAATGTTCACAGACCAAACGGAAGTGGGCTTGCTGACTCGCAATATTGGCGCGATCGGTGAATGCCAGATGGCCGATCGTATTATCAATCTGGATTATGAGCAATTTGTTGGAGATATGTCAGATGACTGAGACAGTGAACAATTCCGGTTTGGAGCCTCGTGGCCGTGCCGTCCTGGTGAAGCCGTACGAACCCGAGAAAAAACAGGGTTTGATCGTTATCCCCGATGCAGTGCAAGAACGCACTCAAATGGTGGAGCAACGAGCTGTGGTGATCGCTGTGGGGCCTGCTGCTTGGATCGACGAACATGAACCGCGTGCGAAGGTCGGTGATAAGGTCCTTGTGGCCAAATTCGCTGGCGCAATGGCCATTGGCACGCTGGATGAAGAGAAGTATCGCTTCGTCAACGACCGTGATATCTTTGCGGTCATCACCGGAGAAAAGTAATGACTGATGAACTGAGCGTTGAACAAAAGGCCGAGCAGCTCGGCTGGGTTCCGAAAGAGCGTTTCCGTGGCCCAGAAGAAACCTGGGTTGACGCAGAAACTTTCGTTCGTCGTGGTGAAGAAATTCTGCCTATCGTCAATGCCAACAACAAGCGTTTGCAACGTGAACTCGCAGAAACAGCGAAACAGGTGCAAGAGCTGAAGGGCTTGGTCGAGGCAGGTAATGATTCGCTGAAGGCGTTTCAAGAATTTCACACCGAGTCATTGCAACGTGCACTGGAACAACAACGTATCGAGTTGACACAACAACTTCAAGACGCTCGCAACAACGGTGAAGCCGCTGCTGTCGTGCAACTGGAAGATCAACTCGATGATCTCAAACAACAGCAGAAAGATCTGAAAGTCGCTCAGAAGGCTGAAGCCGAAGTAAAGAAACCGGTTCCAGTAACTAACACTGAAGTTGACCCTGTGTTCGCGGCCTGGAATCAAGAAAACACTTGGTTCGGCACGGACAAGCGCAAGACAGCCTACGCTAACGCGGTGGCTCTTGAATTGCGCGAAGATCCGAGCAAGGCACATCTGACTGGCCGCAAATTTTTTGATGCCGTTGCAGATGAAGTCAAAAAGGTGTTTGAACCTGACGCAGGACAACAACACGAGCGTGTGGAAGCGGGTGGCCGCAATTCCGGCAGCAATTCCGGTCGTGGTCGCGACTACAACAGTCTCCCCGCTGAAGCAAAGGTGGCGTGCGACCGATATGCTGAAAAGCTGGTCGGTAAGGGCCGTTCGTTCGAAAATCTGAGTGACTGGCGTGCACAATACGCCAAAGACTACTACGCTGGAGAGTAAACATGAGTACATCACAAGACAAGAATCTGGGCAATACACAGCCATCGCGGGTCACAGAAGCAACCCGTATTCCGATGTCTGCGCCGCACCAGAAGTTGGCAGTTCCTCCGATCCCTGGGTACCATCAGCACTGGTTTTTGGGCAAGAATGTGGCCCGTGCCTTGGCCGCTGGTTACACCCATGTGACCCTGGATGACGGTGTTGAAGTCACCAATAGCGGTGTCGCCAACCCAGCCGATGAAACTGGCTCCACCGACCTCGGTATGAATGTCAGCATTCTTGCCGGTGAAGGACTGGACGAAAGCGGTAATTCCGAGCGCCTGTACTTGATGAAACTCCCACAGGAATGGCGAGACAAGGACATGGCCGAGCTGGAAGCCCGCAACGAGTCCATTGCAGCACAGCTTCGCGGTGGCGGTGAAATGGCACAGGGCGAGACAGCCGCAGATCGCGGCAAGAGGTATATGAAAAAGGGGCAAGATTTGTTCACCCCGAAATCCCGTAAATGACTTTTTTGAAGGAGGCCTGAAATGGCTAACGCAAACAAGCCGATGGGGTTGTCCCCTGTCGCATATCTCAACGGCTCGCCTTGGAACGGCCAAGCCCGCATGTACTCGATCGCTGCAAGTTACGGTACTGCCCTGTACATCGGTGACCCGGTGGTCAGCAGTGGTAGTGCCGATTCGAATGGTGTCCCTGGTATCGCCATCTATGGTGGTACTGGTGCCATTCGTGGTGTGATCGTCGGTTTGGGTAAGTACGAAGGTTCGATGGTGAATCCGTCCAACCTGGACATCACGTACCGTCCCGCCAGCGATCCTGCCGTGTGGTACGCCATGGTGGTTGATGACCCCAATGTGATCTTCGAAGTGCAAGAAAACAGCAATGGTACTCAGTTGTCGGCTGCTGAAGTCGGTCTGAACACCGTGCTGAAATCCGGTACTGGCAACGGCTTCGTGTCGGGCTGGCAGTTGTCCAGCTACAGCGACGCTACCCCCGCTACCACGGCCACTTTGGCCATTCGCCTGCTGGGTCTGGTTCGCCGGATCGACAACGCGTTCGGCTCGTACGCCAAATGGCGTGTGCAGATCAACGTCCATGAACTGGCTCACGGCACTGGTGCCGCTGGCGTTTAATTGAAGGAGTGAAAAATGCCTGGAGTGATCAATACCGGTTCGCATCCGAAACTGCTCTGGCCTGGGATCCACGCGATCTGGGGTCAGGTGTACAACGAGCATGCGACCGAATACACCGATCTTTACGAGATCGAGTCTTCCGACCGTGCTTACGAGCAGGACGTCCAAGTGACTGGTTTCGGCCTCGCACCGATCAAGAACGAAGGTGGTCCCCCATCTTTTGACTCTGAGCTGCAAGGTCTGGTGACCACGTATGTGCATATCGCTTACGCGCTGGGCTACATCGTGACTCACGAAGAAATCAAGGACAACTTGTACGAACAGGTCAGCCAGCGTCGTGTCAAGGCCAATGCGTTCTCGATGAATCAAACCATCGAGAACGTTTGTGCGTTCTTGTACAACAATGCATTCAGCTCGACCTACTTCACCACTGCCGATGGCCGTCCGCTGGTTGACACCGCCCACGTCAATTCGACTGGTGGTACTTTCAGCAACGCCCTGGCCACGCCCGCCGACCTGTCTGAAGCTTCCTTGGAAGACTTGACGATCCAGATCATGGGCACCCAAAACGACCGTGGCCTGCTCATCAACATCATGCCGATGTCACTGCATGTCAGTCGCCAAGATTGGTATAATGCCAATCGCATCCTGAAGTCGGTCCTGCAGTCGAATACTTCGACCAACAACATCAACGTGTTGAAGGCGACGAACGCGCTGCCCGGTGGTATCCGTATGAACCACTACTTCACCAGCCCCCATGCCTTCTTCATCCGGACCAACTGCCCGGACGGCATGCGCATGTTCTGGCGTGAAAAGCCGAACTTTGCCCAGGACAACGACTTCGACACCAAGAACGCCAAGGCCCTGTCCTACATGCGTTTCAGTGTCGGTTGCACCGATCCTCGTGGTATCTTCGGTTCCAATGGGCCGTAAACATCACATCGTGATGTGAATGGGGGGGCTTCGGCCCCCTCTCGGGTAACCAACGAAAGTGCAATACCATGGCTAACGTCATTTCATACCAAACACTCATCGACGGTGCCCGAAACACTGTCTTGAAAATCACAGGTGTTCTCGACACCAGCAATATGGCCGAAACATCGGTCATTGATTTGTCGACACTGGTCCCTATCCCCACCCAACTCCGCATCGATCATAT